ATCGACATCTGCGGCTGTACCAATAGCAACAGTCGAGGCAGTGCCATCGTCATTTGCAGTTGTAACGGACAAAACAACAGATATTACTTGAGAATTGGCAGGAACGTAGCCAATTGTTGTGGTTGTTGTTGCACCTGCAATATCAAGAACTGCGGATTGTGCCATAACACCGTATCCAACGTTTGCAACGTTAGTGCCTACCGTTGTGCCTGTTGTATCTTTAATAGTACCGGCCTTCAATGGACCAGAAAAAGTTGTAGTACCCATGAGAGACTCCTGTCGGGGTAAGTGTCAGCCACACCATGCGGCTGTCAGGGATGCGTTTACAATACACGACCTATAAATAAAAAGAAAGGGGCGAGTTTCCCCGCCCCTCTCAGAATCTACTCCGCAAAGAGTATTTCTTATGCAGCGCCTGCCGAAGCATATACTGCGCGTGGATCGCTGAAACCGAACGAATAGCGCTCACGAGCTTTGAAGCGCATGTTGCCAGTGTCAAAGTCAGCTTCCATGTTGGTCGACAGAGCCGAACGCTCGAAGTGAACGAAGCCACGAGGGGCATCGGTCAATACGAAGAACGCATCGGGGTCTGTCAAGAAGTCGTTCACGGCGTAGCCTTCTGGCAACATACCCATCGAACGCATTGCGTTGACGTCGTTGTCAGCAGTACCTACACGAAGGTTCGACACCATCAGACGCTCTGCAACGAATTGCAGTTGGCGAGGGATGATTAGCTTCGTGCCGCGTAGAGCGATCTTCAAACCACGCTCGTCAACAAAACCAGCGATGTTGATCAGAGCGTCTTCCAAAGAAGTTTCGTTCAAATCAGCAGCAGTCGCAGGGGTGTTGGCGAATGTCCCACCGTTTGTTAGCGGGTGATCGGTTGCACAAAGTGCTTTACCGTCGCCGCCAGCAGAAGCACCACCGGTGAACGCGTTGTTCAGAACGGCAGCAGCTTTAACCTGCTTGGTGTGAGCCATCGAGCGGGCAAGGGCGCGTGTGTAACGGCTGCCGAGGCGGTCGTACAAGTTGTCCTCGATTGCTTCTTCTGTGATCGAGAAAGCAAGCGCGATGGTTTCGTGGTTGTACCGAGCGGTGTAGGCTTCGTTCGCGTCATCAAAATTGATGGCGGAACCTTCAGATTTAGTTGGTGCTGCCCCAAACCCGGACAGCATAACTTCCTCCTCAAATGCCCGATCCGAAGATTCGGTAGTGAAGATTTCGGAGTGTTGGTTCTCGTAGCGACCGTACTCCATGCCGAACAGGGCGTTAAGGCCTGGTTCCAGCTCTTTCGCTAGTTGTGCGCGAGAAATAGCCATCTTTCAGCCTCCTTAAACGCCAGTGGTCGACGGAGTACCCGCAACAATAGCACCATTAGGTGAATTGTAGTGGTTATTCAATCGAACGATTACAGGGATACCAGCGACTGAGAAGTCCGAATTATCAACATCATTTTGGATGCCCATAATGCGTAACTGTAAAGCGGCGGTAGTTGCGATGGTTTGCACATCAAGCGTTGCCGAAGACAATCCTGAGATTGTTGAACCAGAAGTTGCAGTGGCAAAGTTTGCGTTTGCAAACGTACCAGCGCGAAGCTCTGCTTCAGTGTCCCAAGAAGTATTTAGATTCGACGTAGCAATGATAAACAACTGTGCTGGGTCATCGTATACGAATGCTGTAACTGGGAAGTTAGAGTTCGCACCTGAACCAGGCCAGTAGTTTGACCATGACTTTTTACCGGTGACAGACGAAACATATTCGCAGCCCCAGAAAACGCCAAGCAAACCAACAGTGCCGCCCGCTGCTGCACCCACTACGTCAACCACACCGGCTGCGAGAGGGATAACAGGAGTGCCCTGATAGATCACGTTGGTGTTACCGGAAGCAATGCGATATTCGCTTACACCGGTGCTGTTTACGGATTGGCCCATCTTTCCGATGGGGCGCAAACCGAATGCACCATTAGTATTTGCCATTATAGCACCTCAAAGGTTACTCGGAGCCGCCACTGCGACCTCCGAAGGTTACACGACTTTGCCGACTTTTAGATATCGGCATGGAAGGATGTTGATCCTTCATTAAGTCCTGATCGACTGCAACCATTTGTTCGCGGGTGCGGGTCCCGTAATACGCGGCTCTTTCGTGGGCGGTCTCTACAGGGATTCGACACAGCATCAAGCCACCATTTCCAATAATACCAGCATAACGACCTTCGTCGATAGTTGGCGCTTGGAATTTTGGATATTCATCGGCGCGGACAGGTTCCCATCCTTCACGAAGTTTGGAGTGGACATTCATCTTGTCCTCCTCGCCACGCATTGCGATTCGAATCCAACGGTGCACAAAACCTACAGGAGGCTCTGGCGATTCAAGGCGGCTGGGCGGTGCCCATGGTTTACGGCGCGTTTGTGTTTCGCGTGTTTCGCTTGCGCGAGTTGTTCTATCGGTCATCGTTTCAATCCTTTACATACTTAGCGTATTCTTCAAGCGGCACACCAAGTCTTTTGGCTATCGCTATTTGAGACGGCGAAAGTTTGACCGACCTGCGCCCCTGTTTTGCAGTGCTGCGGGATGCTGAAGAAACAGCAGAGGCGACCTGCGTTCCACCCGATTTTTTACCAGCGAAACGATGCGGAAACTCCGTTCGCATACGCCGATTAACCTCACTATAGTACTCTTCGCTCTGCGGGTCAAATCCTTCTTCCTCGACCAACTTGCGGTGAATACCAAATGCGGCATAGGTCATGACCTCATCAGTGCCAAACCATTCGTTCTTTTCAGCCCATGACTGAGCCTTCGGGTCTGGTTTAGCTTGAGGGGCAGCCTGTTGTGTTTGCTGCTGCGTCACATATTGCTGACGCTCTGGTTGTTGGACTTCCGCACGCTGCTTTGCAATGCGAAGGCGCTCTTGCTCAATACCCATGCGGTTAAGCTGATCTTGAGCAGCCAACATTGCATCCACATCACCTGAATCGTGGGCTTCACGATACAAACGTTTTGCAGATTCAATCTGTCCTTCCAGCCTACCCCCAAATTCATTGAGGTAGCCCTTATCCAAATTCTGAACGCGGCCTTTTAGTTGCTGGTTCTCCGCCAAAACCTGTTGATAAAGGCGCTCGGCTTCTGTGCGAACACGCTCTTCGTTACGGTATTTCTCCGTAAGCTTCTTAATGCGGGTCTGGACATTCTTACTATAAGAATCAAGCTCGTCACCATCATCGTTTGATGAAACCTGTGCGCGAGTATCCTGTTCTTCTTCTTCCGTAGTTTCTACTTCGACTACTACGGATTCGTCTTCAATATCTTCTGGCATTGGAATCTCCTAAACTTGGTGGATATCATCTGGATCTAGAATTGTTGCGATAACTTCGTCATCATTAATGATGCGAACTTCACCGTCTTCAATTTTAAATCTAGAACCGGAATAACGGCCTATGCATACCCACTGTCCTACCTTGCACCACGGTTCTGCATTTGGACCAAACTTGTCCGCATCCGCATAAGCTAGTGGTCCAAGTTTCATAACATAACAGACAGTCGTCGCCACCTTTTCACGGTCACGAATCTCGTCTGGGATATACAAGCCACCTTGGGTTTGGGCTTTTCCTTGATATGGCATGACCAAAATCCGCCAGCCCGTAGGCTGCGGAAGACGCTCAAGCAATGTTTTTTCTAGAAGGGAAGGGTCTAATACCCTTTGCGTTGCGTCAATATAGGCGCTTTCAATAGGAGACGATTCGCCCTTTGCGGCGGCTCGTTGCTTATTTACTTTTTGCGCGACATGATCAGGAAGAAATAAGGTCTTCGACATCGTCTGCGTTGTTCTCCAGCAGGGCCTTCATTTCTTCTTTAGCGTATGAGAGGCCCCGTATCTCACCCACCATCATTTTGTAATGCTCCCAGTCTTTGGCAGCATCGTTGGCTAGAGCGAAAGCAATATCGTTCTCCCGCTCACGCAACAACTTATACATGTGTTTTGCAAAGTCGACAACATCCATTACAGGTATTCTTTGTAGTTTGATTGCTTTTCAGATGTAATTGGACCACCTTTGACCCATGAATCGCAAACGTTGTCTGATTGGCACATGAATTTCCACTTCTGACAATACCCAATATCACCGGAATCATCGTCCATGCAGTCCATCATTTCGTCCGTTTGATTATAAGCACCACAATTCCCACAGTTGGTTTTGGGGTCACCTTCTCCGTAGTTAGCGTCGTCGATGCAGACTTGGCGGTTCTTGTCATTTAACTCTTCATCCTGAGTTGGCAGGGGGCAGTTGTTGCCTTCATCGTCTTCTTCCATCTTATCGACTGGAATCCCGCCATCTGGCATAATGCTGATCATTATTGTAGGCATATTAGTTATCCCCTGTTCTCAATTAATTCTTGCGCTTGTTTAAGCGTTTCATCATTTCTACGAGACCAGCCTCGCCCAAAGGTCTCGAAAGTTTTAAGCGACTCATAAAACCTTTGACGCGCGTCATACAGTTTTTCAACCATGTCTTTAGCGTCAAAGTCAAAGATTGCCTTAACTGTTTTAGGTCCGATAGCGCCATCTGGGTTTACTCCTACAATCCTTTGAAGTGCTTTAGCAGGGCGGCCCATCCCAGAGTTTACGCCCCAATCGAATACTGCCCAATCTAACCCAGAAGGAAGATCATCGCAACGGGCTTTGTCCCAGTATTCCGTCTTGTATAGAGGGCCTACATCTTTTGGTGTCAGTGCCCGCATCTCTGCTTCGGTAACGGCGCGACCTAAGAACTGCTCATATGTTGCCCGAGTAACTCCGAGATTGGTCATGCCACCAGGATCTTTTGGATGATTGACAAAACCACCCTCGTGTTCAAGTAGCATGTCTAGACAATGATCAAAGTTCTTTTTCATCTTTTCCCCATAAACTTA